CTGTGGCTTCTGCACCGGAAGGCGATGACGGGCGCACCTCTGATACTGTCGATGATGCCCCCGCGTTTAGCGCCACTCTTCCCGCATGGCGCAAAATCGCCGTTGCCAGACGGTCGGAAATAATCCCGCGGCGAGCCCATGAACTGAAATGGCTCGCCCTGTCCTGTGACGTCCAGGTGGCTGAGCTGTCACGCCATTTCGAACCGTAATATCCGATACCCGGAATGTCCGGGTCTTCTTCCGGTTTGTTCGTCGGCACATTCACCCCGTTCTCATCCGTCATGAACGGTACGAAATGGATATTCTTTTCCGTTTTGTTTTTATAGCTGCCATACACCGTCTGGTACGTGGATTCGTTCTTCTGCTTCCAGAAATACGTCGTGTCCCCGCATATCCAGGGAACACCGCCAGCAGAGCCACCGACGCACTGGCCTGCCATATCCGCCAGGTCTGCACGGAATTTATCAACCAGCGCACCAAACTGTGCGGCGTGATTTACCGGCGTACCGCCAAAATCAAATTCCCCCTGCATCCACACCACGGCAAACAGCACATTTTTCGGATTCTTCTTCAGTGCTGCTTTTGTTCGACCGATAAGGTCCTTATACAGCGGCTTGTCCACACCCCAGCGGGTTGAATTCTCCGAGGCACCACTCGCGTCACTGTATGTGCCATCGGCTCCGGTGGTGAACGCTGAACCACCACGACAGCACGGAACCAGCAGAATGCCCGCATTCGCCGGTATAAACGGCAGCAGTTTTTTGGCGATATGCAGCCCCTGCCCCACGGTTCCGTACTGCCCCTTTGACAGGTCCGCTTTCGGATGGTTAAGACGGCTCATGTCCTGCACATCATGCAGACAATGGTCCGCCGGAATGATGTCGTTATATTTGCATACTGCACCGCCCGGTGTCACCGTACTGCGACGCGCTAACTGTTTAATACGTGGATCAGGGCTGTCGAATGTATCCGGCAATGGCAGTCCCTCACCGTATGACATACCATTGGACTGACCAGCAAGCGCGATCACATAGTAATATTCTGGCGCAACAGAAGGCGCTGAGGTCGTCGGACGGTTGCCTGGCTCCTCTGGTGATGAGATGCTCCCCTCACTCACAACTGGCTGGATGAACTCCGCACCATAACCAGCTGTCGAAATCAGCGCACTACCATAAGGCTGCCACCCTTCCTTCAGTTTTTGAGTTATTCGTTTCGCAAGGTCTGACGGCGACGCCGCCCTGACAACATCATAGTGTTTAAATGCCATGAATCCTCCCGGCCGGGATAATATTGTGAGTAAAATAAGGAGCGGGCTGAAGTCCGGAAGTTACAGGACAATGGCAGAAGGAAGACTACAGCCCGAAATACGAAAAAGGCCGCGCAGTTGCGCAGCCTTATGAATCCTGGTTAAAATGATTTCGATTATTAAAACGAGTATCTCATGCAATTGCCCGAACCCACTCGGGCTTTTTTACATGTAAAAAGGCCCCTGCTATGAGAGGCCTTGGTATATGCCTAATCTCTGTATACTGCATGGTGCCGGGTGCCTCCCGGTGAGTTCGGCCTGGTACCACCGAACCCGTGTCGATAATGAATCACAAGCAAGGATTTTTCACCAGTCGCCCCTCCACACAGGGGGATTCACCATGCGAAATTTTTTTAACAAATGCTCAGTCTGACAGGCAACTGTCAACTGACTGAATTGTGACACAGATTACACTTGTTACCCACATACCACGAATCAGGTTATGCCTCAGTCATTATTAAACTGCACTTCAGCAAATCCGGAGCCTGATTCACAGGTACTGGATTTGATTGTGACAGTCATTCCTGTCAACTGAGCACTTTGCAGTAACGGTTGCAGATTCCAGCGACTGGTCCAGTATTCTTTCCCGTCAACCTTCACTGTAAATGTGTCATCCTCATTATACTTGGAAAACTCAATTTTACCTTTAGCACAATCCGCCGCCATTGCATTAACAGAAGCTAATGCAAATAAAACCGCCATAAACATCTTCTTCATGCTTAACTCCTTTATTTACCCGTTGTATATAAAAACTGTGACTTTCTGTTCAGAAACGCTGCAGCTGTATTACTTTCCCATAATGTATTGTTTATTTTTATAACAGGCCTGTCGCCAGTTATCTGACATTCTGGTTGACTCTCTTCATTCACGGCGCGAACAGAACGCGCCCCCTGATGATGGCAATTCAGTATAACGGCCACAGTCCCCAGTATCGCTGATATATTATTAAAGGATATTCTCCCCACTCTGACACCATCCTCTCCCCGATACTCCGGAAGCACATTGCTGATTCGCCCCCAGTTCAGAGTGAGGTCCACGTCTCCCGGCGTCATCGTATACACAGGAGCAGTTTCAGACAGTGCCTGACGAAATTCTCTCTGTATCTGCCTGAAGCGTAAGGCTTCTGCTGTGACAGTGACAAAACGCAGAACTGCTCTGGATGCATCTCTGGTCATTGTATTACCACTGAACTCCATTAACGCCAGATATGATGAAACCAGTGAGTGACGACTGATTTGCATTCCGGAACGTTCCAGCGCTGCGACACGTTGCAGAGTGGTATAACTGCTGTCCGTTGTCATGGAAACCGTTGTCACACCGGGCACTGATATATGTGTAAAATCTGAAAAACGGTAGAAAGTATTTGTTGCCGTATTAACGAACCCGGCCACATATAAATTATTTTGCTCAATAATCAGACGAAGATGGTCAAAACGCGCCTGATAGACATCAAGCCCTCGTATATCCACAGCAAAATAACTGCCCGGTGGGGTGTGGTTAATAACAGACACCGATGTGGTCCCCTGAGATATATGTTCAAGAGGGGTCGATATCTCTGTCCGTATACTATTTAACGAAGAGACATAACTTTGTTGGGTCGAAAAGTCTATCGTAAACTCCCGGGAATAGGATACCGAAGAAAAACCCAGTAACAGGCACAGTACCCATTTAAATAATATACACTTCATATACAGGTGTTCCTTTTGGCTGAAGTAATCAGCACCAGACCCGGCGCAGATATAAAAAAGGCCCGCAAAAGCGAGCCTGGTAAATAAATATGGCGCGTTGTACTGGATTCGAACCAGTGACCGATTGCTCAGAAGGCAATTGCTCTGTCCGGCTGAGCTAACAACGCATAATGCAGATAATGGACCGCCATCGAGGACTCGAACCCCGCGCAGCCAGCTTCGAAGGCTGGCGCTCTGTCCCGATGAGCTAATGGCGGTATGTGATATGGTGGCCCTTGCTGGATTTGAACCAGCGACCTGGCGATTATGAGTCGCTCGCTCTCACCACTGAGCTAAAGGGCCGGGCGCAGGATAATAACGGTACGTAACTAATCCTGCAATATCATCCGTTCTGACTGACTACATTCTGAACTTCCCTGACCGTCTGCTCAAAACGCCCGCTCTCCAGCTCAACGCCAATTGCACGACGCCCTAGCGCCATTGCTGCTTTGACGCTACGGACATAAAAAAGCCAGCCACTGGGGGAGGCTGGCAAACTCGTAGAGCAAAATGCTGTTACGCAAACTTCGTTACAGGGTTATCCTGCAATACTTAAAATATACAATATTTAGAAAACTAATAGTGCTATATGCGATTTTTAAGATTTTGTTATTAATTACGGTCGCACCTTCCTTTCTGTGTACTTTCCGTATAGCTCACAGGATTCGGGGTACAAAAAAACCCGCGCATCGGCGGGTTCGACTGCGTGGCAATGTAACCACTCTTATCATGATATGCAGATTTTTACGATCGTAAACTATTTTTTCGCTGATAAAATACAGAGGTTCTCCCTCCCGGCAATTCACGCTCAACATACCGATCCATCTCAAGCCTCACTCCCAGCATCATCAGCATGCCTTCAACAATCCCCTCCGCTTTGTGAAGGCGTTTACCTATACAGGTGTCAGAGCACCCATGTTTCCGTGCCAACGCCATGAACGTCTCCCCCAACACGTAATAATCAACCAGCAAGTCATGCAGATCGCGATTGTTCCGGTAAAGGCGGGCTATGCACCCGCATATCACCATCGCATCATCGTCACAGCACTGTGGACGTGATTTTACTTTTTCGGGGATCAGTCCCTTAAATCCGGCAGCAATGGGCGACCATGTAACATCCTCATAGTTATTTGCCGCCCATGCCCCCCAGCGCTCAAGAACCTGCCGGATATCACGCATCAGTATCTTTACCCCATCCGCGGTGAACCATAAGAACACCGTTGACGATAGCGTGTCTTTTCCCTTCTTTATCGCCAGTGTATTTTCTGACCGTGTTGCGACTACAGTTCAGTATTCTGGCTACCTCGGTCTGATTTTCATATGCCTCAACGAGCATGTCTGGAATGGTTTTTACTGTGAACGTCATGCGGCCTCACTTCTGCTGTTTCGCAGGTCTTTAAGTTTCTGCTGATACTTCGCCTTGATCGCCCTGCATTCTTCGACAGTCCAGCGATGGCGGTTATGGTTCGATTCGATTTCGTCTACTGCTTCCTGCCCGATGCGGTTAATCAGTTCGACGCGATACGGAACGAGATTTCCGCTTTTGTGCTGGTTGCACACCACGCATTGCTTGTGAATATTGCGTTCATCAAATCGGAGTTGAGGTGCCGCAGCAGTTGTCCGGTAATGTCCGGCATCCCACTGAGCAGACGTGAGCGTTCCGCACGAGATACATGGTAAGTCGCGGTCTCTTTCTCTGATGAAGGCGTTTACGGCTTGTTGGGCTTGTTTAATCCAGTAACTGCGGGGCTTTAAGGCGAGTTTTCGAATCTTCAGTTTATCTTTCTGTTTCTGCTCCTCTCGTCGTCGTTTCTTCTCTGCTGCTTTTTCCGCTTTTTCGCGTTCTTTACTTCGTCGTTCGAGTGCTAATTGAGTTCCGTGTTCCGGGCAGCACCACCACTGATTTGAGAATGCCGGGTGAAACCATTCCTTGCATATTTTGCATTTCCTTCGCGCTGGTTTAGCCATTAAGCAGCCTCCCTTGTTACTTTCAGCATTCCGTTATCGAGCAGCTTTCTGGTCAGCCACTGTTGACCACGCCCGGTGATTTTTGTGGTGAACGATATCTGTATTCCGTGATTTGTATTGACCGCTGTTTCTTTCACTGTGAAATAGCCACGATCCATATATTCCTGCATTGGCACATTGCGCCGGGAGCCTGAAGCAATAAGGATTTTGTGATCGCGCATCCACGCAAACAGTTTGTTTGGACCAATACCAACAACCTTTGCAAAGTTTCCAATCAAAATTCCGCTGGCCTCGCCAACGCGATCGGCAAACTCAACTTTAGGTGCTGCGAGAGCAAGCTGTTTCTCCAGTTCAGCCTTCTGGTCTTCAAGGTCGGCCGCAAGGCGCAATGCCTCAGAAAAGGTTTGTGGTATTTTCGCGGTTGCCCCTTCGAGTTCTCGCCAGCGGTCAACAAGGCGAGCGGTGAATTCCGGCGACAACTGGGCAACGACAATAATGCTGTCGCGCTTACCTTGTTCGCCCTCAAAAACGTAAGCCTCTACGCCACGAAGTAATCCTAAGTTATTGATTTTTTCGAAAACCACCATTGGGGGATTTCGGATCACACCTCGAACCGCCAGTCGTTCAATGGATTGTTTCACCTTGTCATGACGGCTTCCCACCAACTCAGCGATTTCAATGCTTGTCATTTTGATGGCATTGCTATTTATCAGCTCATTCATTGTCATGTCCTCTCACATTGAAAATTCAGCAATAAAAAACCCAGCCGAAGCTGGGTTTGTTAAGTTGTCAATTGTCAGTAGCGATGCAGTGAAGGCGGCAACTCTTTGTTCTTAAGCCTTTCCCATGCCAGAAGGTTCGTCGGCCCGTCAGGCTCATAAATATCTATATCCCGCGTGTGATTAATTAAAACGCCCCTCGCCCTCCCGATGATATACGAGAACTCATAGCCGTAGTCGTGGCATATGCCGGAATAGCCAGACTGAATCAGTTTTAATGCGGGATACAACTCACGGAACAATGCCTGTGAGCGGTTGGCATAATCCCACAGCCATACAAGGCTGTCTGTTTCTTTTGCGGAAAGCCCGTTGAGCTTCTTCTCTTGTTTGCCAGTATTTTTCTCGCACTGGCTGAAATAGCAGTCTTCCAGTTTTTCGAACACATCCCACGCCTGATCAGTTTCGAGCATTTTTGCGTGACGGGCTGCGCCTCGTTCTGTCCAGAGTATGAGGGAGCGGGCTTTCGGGGAAATTTGTAACCCTCTTAAAGATGGTTGCAAATTTTGTGAGTTACTTAAAGTAACCCGCAAATTTTGTGAGTAGTTTAAAGCTACCCGCAATTCTTTAAGGTCATTACCAACAACTTTGAAAAAGTGTTTCCCTTCAACGAAGCGTACTTTGTTCTCATGATGATTCTGGCGAATACGCACCGGCTCAGTGCCGTAAAGCTGCGCCAAAAGTTCGGTGGTAATAACAGGAATCTGGTTATGGGTGATCGGGGAGAGAGTTTCAACAGAAATTTGAGTTGTCATAATGACGCCCTCTGGTGGTTTCTTAATAACTCACCACCGACGACGCCAATCGTCTGGTGGTGAACTGTGCAGGGTTGGCGTAACCGGGAAACCGACCGGCGCGGATCTCTCCGCCCCCACACAGCCCACCATAATTCAGATGTGCGCGTGCATACGACAATAAAAAACACGCTCGCGGCGTGTATCTGTCGCGGTCTCTATCCAGGACGCCAATCCCGACGCCAGATTTTGCTGGCGCGTGAGGAATATAGCCCCGAATAAATCATCGCGTCAATCACCTTGTTTTCCTCGCACGATGTCTTAGCCACCGGATATCCCACAGGTGAGCCGTGTAATTGAAGGTTTTTACGTCAGATTCTTTTGGGATTGGCTTGCGTTTATTTCTGGAGCGTTTCGTTGGAAGGTATTTGCAGTTTTCGCAGATGATGTCGGTGATACTTCGTCGCTGTCGCCTCATGCCGCCCTCCTGACGCCCTGCCCGATCGCCATCAATGCCGCTTTGGATACAGTAGTAAACATTCGTCGAGGACTGATGAACGGTCGCCAAATCAGCAGCATGGAGCCTTTGCTGTTTCCCTTCTTCTCCAGCCCTGTCGATGGTTCGATAAAATTAATCCGTCCATCAGTGATGATGCGAACTTCGTCAACACTCTCCAGAGCCTTGCTGAACCATCCGACTGACATATCCTCTGGCACAAGCATAACTACCGTCTGTCGCTGTTGTATGCACTGCTCAGCGGCTTTTTCCACCCACGGCCTGATATTGCTGTACGGTGGGTTATTCCAGATTGCACCGTGGCTTACCCACTCAGAATTGAGCGCGTCGTCGGCCTCAGTTAGCCAGTGAGCGCACAGAGCATTTTTGTCGCTCGCTGCCGAATCCAGCCAGAATCCAAACTCAATATCCAGTGCATCAAAAAGCCAAAGCGGCGTTTGCCAGCAGTCCTTGTCGTGTGCTGGCGTATTTGATTTGATAGTCATGCAGCCCTACCTTTTCGTTGTGA